AGCGATCCCACCTGGACACAAACCAAAACCGCTGACGAGCTATCCATCACCCAGAGCTGGGTTGGGATGCTCCTGCGAGTCGCCAAGGACATTGACTCCCCACGGCTTGCCGATGTCGCTTCTGCTCGGGCGGCATATAACGTCCTCTCCCGCGTTGACTCTCGCCGCGCCGCTGATGCAGTGAGTGATATTATCGCGGGCGTTGGGGCGGCAACAGGGGCGAAGCCGCAAGGTGGCGAGCCCGGAGACGACAGCAAAGACACGGGTTCCCCTCGCCCGCCGCGCCCACCAGAGCCGATCTTGCATGGAAATTTCCTGGAGTGGGCGCCAAAATATTCCGGGCAGCCGTTCAATTTTATCCACTGCGATTTCCCATACGGTATCAAGGTCTTCGCTGGCGCCATGTCGGGGCGGGGAAAGTGGCGGACCTACAGTGACAAACCCGACATTTATTGGGACCTGCTGTATTGTTTGTGCGGCAATCTGGATCGCCTAATGGCGCACAGCGGGCATTTGATGTTCTGGTTCTCCATGGAGAATTATGTTCCGACGCTGGAATTTTTCCGGGAGCAGGCGCCGAGTTTGAATTTCAGCAAATTCCCGCTCCTGTGGGTCAAGTCCGACAATGTGGGGATATTGCCAGACCCAACCAGGGGGCCAAGACGTATATATGAAACTGCCCTTATTGCCTCCCGCGAGGACAGACTGATCCTCAAGCCAGTCTCCAACGCCTACTCCGCCCCCACCGATAAGGCCGACCATCACAGCACCAAACCAGTCCCGGTACTCAAACATTTCTTCCAGATGTTCGTCGGGGAGACAACGCGGATGCTGGACCCAACCTGCGGCTCCGGCAGTGCCATCCGCGCCGCGCATGAGATGGGAGCCGAGGAAGTGCTCGGGCTCGAACTCGATGCCGAACACGCCGAGAACGCCCAGAGGGCATTTAGCCGATACTGGGTGCTGCGGCAAGCCTCAGGAGGGAGATGAAATGTCAAGGTCAGGAGATGAAATATCAAAGTCATTCAGTCAGGAAGAATGGGCCAAGTTGCTCCAAGAGAGCATCGCCACCATCGAGTCGCTTTCCACCCTCAAGGGCGGTGAGTACGCTGGGGACAAGGACCGTCTCGCCAACTTCCGCAGTGCCGCCGACAAATTTGGTGTCCCCATGGAGTTGATATGGGCCATCTATGCTGGGAAGCATTGGGATGCCATCATGCAGTACATTAAGGACCAAGTACACGGCTCCACACGTCCTCGCGCGGAGCCGATTCTTGGACGCTATGATGATCTGATCGTCTATTGTCTCCTGGCGAAAGCGATATTCAAGGAGCGCCACGGAAGCGCCAACTCGATGCCAAAGCAAGACCTTGGAATGGAGAAAAATCCGCAAAAACTCCCACTTCGCCCGGTGCCTAATTATAAAGTCCAATCCGAAAGGAATCTCTTCCGCGGCGACTTGGACTGGTAAATCCTATGTCCTGCGCCCCGCCATTTGCCCACTCGTTTGGCTCCCCCGGAGCCAAGATCGTCCTTATTGGTGAAGCCTGGGGAAAGTCCGAGGAGCAGTTCAAAAAACCGTTCCTCGGTGCCTCCGGGCGTGAGTTGAGCCGGATGCTCTTTCAAGCCGGTGTAGTTAACATCGCCCCCAGAGCTTGGATGGGGGAACTCGACATGATAAACTGGTGGCAGGCCAGTGGCCTGTTCGTAACAAATGTTTTTGCCCTGCGCCCGCCAGACAACAAGATCGAGGAGCTTTGCGTCGGCAAGAAACTCGTCGGAAATGACTATCCATTTCCGCCTCTTCGTCAAGGCAAGTACATCCGGCCGGAGTTCTTGCCGGAAGTGGAACGGCTGAAAACGGAACTCAAACTGGTGGGAGCTAATTTGGTCGTGCCCTTAGGCGCCACCGCCACATGGGCAACGTGTCATGCCACGAATATAGGCGCCATACGCGGAACCGTGCGCCCGGCGGTCATCCTACCGCCGACAAAATGCCTTCCAACGTACCACCCCGCCGCCATCTTACGGAATTGGACACAACGGGTTGTGATGGTCGCAGACCTGATGAAAGCCGCCCGCGAGGCACAGTTTCCCGAAATTCGCCGCCCCAGCCGAATCGTGGTGTATGATCCAACTCTGGTAGAGGCGCTTGACTGGATAGAGGGAGTGCTAAAAGATCCCCCTCCATATCTGGCCTGCGACATTGAAACCGCCAGTGGGCTTATCACTCATATCGGCTTCGCCAAAGCGCGCGACAGCGCGCTTTCAATCCCGTTTGTGGATTTTACCAAGGAGGCCAACTCCTACTGGCCAGCCAAAGACGAAATCATCATCCGGGAAGCAATTCAACGCCTGCTGGCCTCCCCGATTTCCAAGGTCTTCCAGAATGGTCTATACGATATGCAGTACCTCTGGCGGGACGGCTTCACCCTCGCTGCAGTAAATGAAGACACTATGCTCCTGCACCATGCGCTGTACCCAGAACTCCAGAAAGGTCTTGGCTTCATGGGCTCGGTTTACACCGATGAGGCGTCTTGGAAGCTGATGCGGCACCAAGAGACCAACAAGAAGGATGAGTGAAATGGTCAAGCGGGCAGAACTTGCCAACACAGACTGGATCATGACCTACAGCGGGAAGAAATTTTATCCCTTCCATCCGACTGTGGAGTCGATCTGTATCGAAGATATCGCCCACGCACTAGCGCAAAAATGCCGGTTCAACGGGCAGTGTCCGGAGTTCTACTCCATCGCCCGGCACTCTATGAATTTGGTGAAACTTCTCCAGATAGAAGGAGTCAATTCAGCTGAAATACTGCTGGCTGGATTGCTCCACGACTCAGCAGAGGCGTATTTTCCAGACATACCGCGACCAATCAAACAGCAATTCCCCCAGATGTTTCTGTCTATCGAGGATTGCATTCTGGAGAAAATATTCAAGAAATTTGACGTTTTGCTCTCCTTGGTGAAATATCCAGTTATACTTCGTATCGACGCCCATCTGGCCTACGCGGAGCGGCGTAAAATGCGCTGGAGAATTAACGCACCGAGATGGCCGGGAGAACCAGCGAAGCGTATCCCGATTACCGCCATTGAGTTAAGCTCTCCATCAGACGAGAAAGAGTTCCGGCATTTGTTCTATAGTCTCGTACTTGGAGCCCTCTGATGCCCGCCATCGACACCGCAACTCTGACACCGGAGTTTCTCTCTGGCCTTAGCCGCCAGCAGAACACCAGCATCTACAACGCGCTCGACTGCGCAGTGACGCTGGAGGTCCGGGAGGTCCTTGGGCGCCAGTTCAACTCTCCCCCGAAGATCTACGAGTTCGAGAAAGCCCTCCAGGCCCCGGCATTGGAGATGATGCTTCGCGGATTTAAGATCGACCAGTATGAACGCCGCAAAGGTAGTGAGCTGCTGGAAGGCAACCTCGCCCGATTGCAGGTGCTGATCAATGCCTATGCCCAGGCCCTGTGGGACCGCCCGCTCAACCCCCGTTCGCGAGACCAGCTAATAAAATTCTTCTACGGCGCCATGAAGCTGCCGGAGCAGTGGTCCAGCAAGAAAGGCCAGCGCAAGCTCTCAATGGATCGGGAGGCCCTGGAAAAGCTGGAGGTCTATTTCCATGCCATGCCGATCATCGCAGCGATCCTGGCATTCCGCGACAACGCGAAGCAGCTCCAAGTTCTCCAGACCGAGGTGGATGCAGATGGGCGGATGCGGACGAGTTATAATATTGCCGGAACCGAGTCCGGAAGATGGAGTTCCAGCAAAAACTCCACCGGCGGCGGCACCAATATCCAAAACATCTCCCCGCGCCTTCGGCGCATGTTCGTGGCGGATCTGGGATGGAAACTCTGTGGGATAGATTTAGAGCAGGCCGAAAGTCGTGATGTCGGCTGGATCTGCGGGAATTTGTTCAATGACTGGAGCTATCTTGATGCCTGTGAGTCTGGGGACCTCCACACCCAAGTCTGCAAGATGATCTGGCCTGGACTTCCGTGGACAGGAGACCCGAAAGGCGACAAAGCAGTTGCGAATAAATTATTCTACCGAGAGTTTTCCTATCGCGATCTTGCAAAGCGAGGTGGCCATGGATGTTTGACAGTAGATCATGAAGTTTTGACCAGAAACGGCTGGGTACCAATCACAGCCAAACCAGATGAGATTTTGATCTGGAGTGAAGGTTCTTCTTATTTTGCTCCAGTCCAAAACTGGGCCGATTTTCTCTATTCTGGAGAGTTACACTCCTTTGAGGGAAACTCTGTCTCTGCATGTATGACAGCCGAGCATCGAGTTCCATATTACAGTGATGTTCGTTTTAAGTTAAAGACTCGCTATGCCAATCAGGGACCTGGGGCAAGTATGCCACTCGGACATGGTTATGTTGGAGGATATTTGGCGCCCCCTGCGAGGCTTGTTGCGGCCTTCATGTCTGACGGCAACCAAAAATCCATCAATAGAATGGAGTTTCATCTTCGCAAAGCGAGAAAAATAAAGCGGATAATACAACTTTGCCAGGAGTATGGTTACGAGTACACAGTCGGATTTGAAAAAATAACTGTAACAGGCGCATTACCAAAGAGACCCGGAGCCTTTATGCTTGACTGGTCCCGGCAGTCTATTTTGGACTTCCTTGATGAATACAAATACTGGAATGGACATACAGAAAAAACAAGTGTGACTTTGTTCTCAAAACACAGAGAAGATTTAGAATGGATACAAACACTTGGACGTATTTGCGGAATTGGTGGCCAGATACAAAAACCACAAATCTCTGGTTTCGGTACCAAAATGTGGAAACTACAGCAAAATAACCGAAAGTTTGCATCGGGCAGCAATATCAATCATACAGTTCATTCTACTGTCCAGACACGAGTCTTGTGTCCAACTGTGCAGTCCACATGGTTTTACGTCCGCCGAAATGGCAGAATATTCGTTACAGGAAACTCGAATTATCTCGGAACTCCATTCACCATGGCCCGGCATTTGAAAGTCATCGTCAAGCTCATGGAAGACTTCCAGCGCAGCTACTTCGGAGCCTTTCCCTGCATTCCGAAATGGCATCTCTGGACCGCTGAGCAGCTCCAGACAATCCAGCTGTTGGAAACTCCGTTCGGCCGCCGTAGGCATTTCTTCGGTCGCCCAAACGACGACACGACGCTGCGGGAAGCAATCGCCTACGTCCCACAGTCCTCCACCGCAGACCGCATGAACCTAGGGCTGTGGCGGATCTGGAAATACCTCGGAGATCGGGTCCAGCTGCTGGCCCAAGTCCACGACGCGGTGTATTTCCAGTACCGCCCCGCCGACGAAGCCGAGATCATCCCAGAGGCCCTGCGTCTGATCGAGGTCGAACTCATAAACGGTCGGCGCAAGTTCGTCATCCCAGGTGAGGCCAAGGTCGGATGGAATTGGGGGAATTGGAGCGAGAACAACCCGGATGGACTACGCAAGTACTCCGGTTTCGATCCCCGCGAACGCACGACTCTGGTAGATCGTCTGCTGTGAACAGAAACTATAAAATGTTTGGAGTCCTCTCCAATGGACTGGATAGATCGGTTTATGGAATACACCGAAGGGATAACATCTCCAGAAGTCTTCCGACTCTGGGCTGGCATATCGACAGTCGCTGGTGCATTGGAGCGCCGGGTATGGGTTAAAACTGCACGGAAGCCATTATTCCCAAACATGTTCATTCTGTTGGTGAGCCCTCCAGGTGTTGGTAAATCCGAGGCGATCTTCCACACCAATGAACTCTGGTACGCGACGAAGGACCTCCATGTGGCGCCAGACAATCTCACCAAGGCTGCGTTGATTGATGCTCTCGCATCTGCCGACCGGAAGCATTTAGTCGAGGGTGGGATCATGGAGTATCATTCCCTCCAGGTCGCCTGCTCGGAGTTCGGAGTCTTGGTCCCCGCTCATGACCTAGAATTTCTATCCGTGCTGAACCACATCTTCGACAACCCTCGCGGCTATCGTGAAAAGCGTCGCACCAACAATCTCTCCATTGACATAATCCATCCCCAAATCAATATCCTTGCTGGATCCCAGCCGGGTTTCCTGGCATCGCTGCTGCCCGAGGAAGCTTGGTCCATGGGGTTTACCTCTCGCCTGATTATGGTCTACGCTGGCATCGCCCCAATGGTGGAGCTTTTTGATGAGCTTCCACCAAGAGATGATTTGTTTCAAACTCTTACCAGCGATTTGAAATCATTTACCAATTTGATCGGGGAGTTTACCTGGGAAGAAAGCGCCAAGCACGATCTGCAAGCCTGGGTCCGCGAGCGGATGCCCCCGATTCCAGAGCATAGCAAGCTCGCCAATTACATCCCCCGACGAATAATCCATACACTGAAACTCTGCATGGTTGCGGCAGTGGCTCGCAGTGGAGAGTTACATATTACTTCCGAGGACCTTGACCGGGCGAAGGGATGGCTGCTAGGAGCAGAACTCGTCATGCCAGACGTGTTCCGCGGGATGTCGCTCAAGAGTGATGCGCAGCTGTTGATGGATCTGCACTGGTTTATGTGGAAAATCTGGATCGTGAAGAAAGCCCCAATTCACCAATCGCGGCTGGTGGAGTTTCTCTCAGACCGGACTACCAGCGACAAGATCTTCCGGGTACTGGAGGTCGCTGAGCGCAGCAACATGATTATCAGGCAGGCCGGGACGGAACTATACACCCCGAGACCGCGGCATGAGCATGGAATGGAATGACTAGCACTATCCAGCACCGTCACACCAATTTCTCAGCAATAGTGTGCCACACCTAACCCAAACCCTCAGAAAGGAGCATCAATGTCATTACTCTGCATCTACCACGCGAACTGCGCCGACGGCTTCGGCGCGGCATGGGTTGTGCGACATTGGGCGCAACGCACAGGCCGAGAGATCGAATTTCATGCCGCAACTTATGGCAACCCGCCGCCAGATGCCGCAGGGCGCAACGTCATCATGGTCGATTTCAGCTACAAACGCCTAGTGCTTGAGAACATGCTGCGGTCGTCAGACATCAAGCAGGCGCACACGATCCTGATACTCGACCACCACGAAACAGCACAAAAGGAATTGGCTGGGATCGTGGAGCCAAATCGGTATGAGCCGGAGTTGTGGCGCGCCGATTGGGAGCAATGGCTTTCGTGGCCCGTCCGCGCGTTGTTCGACATGGACAAGAGCGGCGCTGGCCTAGCCTGGGATTTCTTTTTCCCTGGTGAGCCGCGCCCGGACCTGATCAACCATATCGAAGACCGCGATCTGTGGCGCTTCAGGCTTTCTGGAACGCGCGAAATTCAAGCGGCCCTGTTCAGCTACCCATACGATTTCGATGTGTGGGATGGCCTGATGAAGCGTGATGTCCTCGCGCTTGAAGCAGACGGACACGCCATCGAACGTAAGCATCACAAGGATATCGCCGAGCTTGTCGGCGTGGCAAAACGCCGGATGGTGATCGGCGGGGTAAGCGTCCCGGTCGCCAATCTGCCGTACACACTAACCAGTGACGCGGGGCATCTTATGGCCAAAGGCGAACCGTTCGCGGCTTGCTATTGGGACACACCAGACGGGCGTGTGTTCTCTCTGCGCTCGCAAAATGATGGTGCCAATGTAGCAGAAATCGCCGCCAGTTACGGTGGCGGCGGCCACAAGCACGCAGCGGGATTTAGAGTGCCAATCGGTTGGGAAGGAGACACAGCGACACAGGCTACTGGAGACATCATCTAATGCCCAGCGCCCCCGAATATTTGAAAGCCAAGTTTCCTGGATCGGACGCTCAGGCGATGAAGTTCCTAGAGTCCCATGGCTTTTGTCTCACTGGCGACTGGACATGGAAACTTCCATCTCCAGATCATATTGTCACCGAGGACGAGTGGGACGCCATCGAGTACCTTGTCCTGGAGTGGGATTTCGGAGGACTGGAGGAGTCATAGGAATGTGCGCAGCGGCGTGGAAGGACACGCAGTTGCAGACGGACGGAAGCGCGTTCAATAGGGCGGCCCCTGGTAACAGGGGTGATAGTTCGGCCCGGTTGATGTGACAAGGCCACAGCGTTCAACTTAAGGGGCGCGTCGATGTCAGGTGTGTCGGTTCGATCCTGACAGCAGCTTCCATGCCGGGGTCAAGCCCGGCCGCACACAGAAGCCCCTCCCCGTTAGCTGTGAGATTCAGCGGCGGGGAGGGGTGAAATTCGCAGCGAGGAAGAAGCCATGAGCGAAGAGAAAGTGCTGCGGCGCGAAGCCAGCACGTTTCGTATTGTCACCATTTGGGATAGTGAGGCGCTCTTTGCCGCCGGGGACATCGAGAGCGGCAGTTGCGTTCCGTTCGACCTGGACGAAGTTTCCGCCAATGACCGCGATCTAGTGCGCGCCGGCGCTACGTTCCAAAGAGTCATCTCAACGGTAAGGCGCCGAGACGGCCGGATCGAGCACCGATCCGAGATAGTGTTCGACCGTAAGGAAGAGCCGCCGAAGGAGGAAGCGCCATGAAGTGCCCGAACTGCGGATCGGAAGAAGTCTGGAGAGATGAAGTTGATGTCGGGGTCGGAGTGATTTACGGCCCATACGGTTGTGCCGACTGTGGCTGGTCGGAGAGCGCGAAATATGACGCCTCGGAACAGCCGCTCGACGAAGGGCTCGATCAGTGGGGCGGGTTTACACCGAAGCCGAAGGAGGAAGCATGACCGACGACATTGTGAAGCGGCTGCGCGGGGAATACCCAGTCGGCCCAATCGTCAACGGCGAGCCTGAGTTCGGGTGGCGTAAGTTCGACGGTCTGCCCCCAATCCAGGCCGAAGCCGCCGACGAGATCGAGCGCCTACGCGCCGAGCTAATGGCAGTTTGCCAGCGCGAAGCTGCCAGCGCTGTGCGCCACGACGCCAAGCTCGACGCACTGGAGCATGAAATCCGCAACCTGACCAACCGGATTGAACAGTTGCGGGATGCGTTGGCAATCGCAGAAACGTATGTTGACATAAGCTACCACGAAACCGACCGCGAAGAAGCTGGTGAAGCAAAGCGTGATCTAGACAGAGTGCGCGCAGCCCTCAAGGAGACCGAGCGATGACCACCCCGTGGAGATGCAAATCATGCGACACCCTGTTCGTTGTTCAGCCCGATGAATGTGTGTCTTGCGGGTCACGGAAGCTGTACGACAAAGAATTGCGCGGGGCGTGGGCTGATAACGAGCGCCTACGCGCCCAGGTGGCGAAGCTGAGAGAGGCGCTCGGGAGGACCGCCGCCAACACATGCTGCGCACAATGCCGCGAAGCCGCACTTGTAGCCCGCGCAGCGCTCAAGGAGACCGAGCGATGAGCCGCGATGTTGGCAAGACAATTGACCGCATGGCAAGCGCGGCTGGATCGCTGCGGCGGAGGGGGAGTGATGAGCAAGCGTGACGACATTGAGATAAAACGACCCTATGCTTATGCGCACCCAGGCGTCTGAAATCCTAGCCTCCGCCCGAGCGCGCAGAACTCCCACTGCTCCGCCGGATCGAGGCGCCCATTGGCCCGGAGTTTGGCCATCAAAAATTGCCAGCGCTGAAGCTCCACCGAGCGCGTGACGGCCGCCACCTGCTCGGACAACTCGTCAAACTCCCGCACGATGACGGGCCGCACTCGCAGATAGTCCGCAGTTGCCCAGGCGACGCCAAGGCCGCCCGCGATGGCTGTCACGCCAGCAGCGAGAACGGCGATGCGCTTGAACCAGTCATTCACGGCCCATGCGCCTTCGGTGGTATCAACAGTTTTGTCGCCACGTCTGGCACTACTACATTATCACTCACAAACCACCTCCCATGTCGCGTTATAGCGATCTCCCCACTCGTCCGCGAGCACATGCCCGAAATACGGATACGGCCCGAGGTCGCAGAATGCGCTATTTCCGCTTGGTGTACTTGTCGCGCAGCCGCTTGCGAGCAGCATCATCGAGGCCATCGCGAGCCGAGCGAGCCTCGTTGCGCAGCCGCACGTCATTGGCAAGATGCTCATAGTTCACCGCCTTCCGCGCGTCACGCCTGATGCGCATGAGGACGTAGAGCAGGAGCCCGATGGCTCCTGCTCCCACGCCGAGAATGAGCCAGAGTGTCACTAGACACCCTTTGCGCCGACCGTGTTCATCGGTGCCGAGGGCGAGCTTTCCGGCTGGTCCAGTGGCAGGATCACCGCGATATAATCGTTGATAAACGCCCTGATCTTAGAAATCTGCGCCAAGAACCGCCCAGTGTCATGCACAACCATGCCAACTGGGTTCCGCGCCGACTGCGAGTTAATCACTTCCTCCCGCAATGCGACGAGCATTCGCAGGATGTCGTTCACTGACTCATTGTCTACGTCAGTGATTTCCGGGTCCGCTTCGAGGTTGATCGGAAGCGGTGCCGTCTCGGGTAGATCAAGCTGCGGTTGCCCGGTCATCCAGGCATGATACGTCTCCAGCGCCGTGAGGTACGAGAGCCAGCGCGCTTGGTCAAACGGATTGACCTGGCTCACGTTGGCCGAGACGCTCTTATTGTGTTCGACGATGAAGCGGTTGATCCGAGCGTGCAGCCCGGCGATGTCGGTGTTGTAAACGATACGAGCCATAATTAATCTCCTACTTCGTTAAGGGCGTCGTCGTAACGACACGCAGCACAACATTGATGATTGCCATGACACCGCCGACGATGGCGGTCTGAGTTTCGGTGCTAAGGCCGAGGTCCAGTCCAAACGCACCCGACACGGCAGCAATGCCGGCCAGCACATTGACCCAGAGCGTTCTAGACAAGTACCAAGATTTCTCTTCCATTCTCTGCTCCTTAGTAAATCCAAACATTCGGGCGAGGGGCTCCCATCCAAATGTCCAGATGCACGAAGCTCTTGCCGATGCCAATCCCAGTGAAACCGAGCTTCATGGCTTCACGGAGGATTTGATATTTGAATTTCCCACTCTCCGCCTTAATGTCCGCAGCTAGACCGAGGGTATGGGTGCCGGGCTCAGCCTTTACCGCCTCGACTGGATGAGACGGATCACGAAAGCCAGACGTGACTATTATTGGAACTCCAAGCGCCTTACGTAACGCCTGGAGGCGATCCAGGAAGCCTTCATCCATATCACAACGCCCGGTTTTGCTGCAGCAAAATTCCCACTCCTGAAAGTTCGGCCAGCGTTCCCACGAGAGTTCATTCATAGGTGAAAGCTCCAAAACAACCCGAGTCCCAATACAAGCCCAAAGATCGCCTCTCCGAGTTCTGGCCCTTGGTGCAGTCCCGATACTTTGATCGGCACTACCGCCCCCGCCAGATACGCCGGAACGCAAAGCACCCCCAAGGCAGCGACATATGGTGGAGTTCCGACTACGAAGCTCACTCCAAGCCCCGGTAGATACGTCCACCAGACTCCACGTAAAAGCATCGCCATCGAGTCTTGCGCCAATGTCCCCTCATTCTTCCCAAGATCAAGCGAGTCGAGCCAGCCCGGAAGCGTCGCCACGAACCAGAGCGGGGCGGTAATAAGTGCCCACCAGTTCAATCCCGCTGCACCGCAGGTAAGCACTGCCATAACTGCGGCCCAGATGAGCCTCGCCCCGGTGGTGCCAAGGCGAAGACGCTCTCCCCAGAGCCCACCCCGAACGCGGAAGGCTAGTGCTGAAACAAGACCAAATCCAATACTGAGTCCAATCTCAAGCATCTTGTCCTCGACGATCTAGCCAGCCTTGGAGCATAACTTCCAGTGTCCCTGCCGCAACTGAAGCTCGCCATCTGATTTGACTTGAGGTGTTTGTTCTGATCGATTTATATGTAGTCGATCCAATTCCCGCAGCACCATACACAGCGATATCGAATAGTGTGGTGCTGGGAGCAGTATCTGCGACAGCAAGTGAGGAGAACAATATGCGAGTTGCTGTGCCTGGCGTTGAGTAAATTGAGGCACTGATCAATGCGTTGACAACAACTCCAGATGGTACATCCAGTGTAAGCGTGTTGGCTGCTGTTCCACCAACGGCTGCAGAAAGTTGCGAGCTTGGCGCAACGAGAAATTCATCTCCATTTTGTGAGAATACTATGATGTTGCCAGAGCCGTCCGTCAAAATCGCTCCGATCCGACGGGCATAGTCATAGCTTGCCGGCATCGTCGGCGCAGTTGCACTGGCAGAGAACAGTGCATCCACCACTCCAGTATCGCTGCGCTTGATGATAAAACAATGATACCAGGTGGAGTTGGCTTTGGCTCCGGTGTCCAATCCGCCCTGGTTGGTGCCGACCGCCCAGGCAGCATCGAGTTGTTTTGTCAGTGCCGCAGCAAGTACCATATCGACAGTGTTGGTTACGTCTCGGCACTCTCCCACAGCAAAGTCAATATCATTATTGGGATCACCGGAATTGTTCGCCAGTCCCAATCCAGCAAGATAACTCCGTGGCAGACCTGGATCTATGTCCAAGAGGCTGGAGTTCGCCAGCGTTTCCGGCGAGAGCACCTTATTGTCCAACACCCCTGCATCCACCTCTGCTTGGGTAGCGAACTGCACCACTCCTATATCATCCTCACTCGCCTCCGTCGCCATCACAAGGCCGAATACGTCCTGTGTCACAGCATCAAAGAGGGTGTTGTCGTCAACGTCTTTGATGACTTGGCGGTACGCTCCAGAGCCATAAATTATCGCCCGCCCGCCTGAATCCAACACTACCGGATTAGTATTAGGTGTTGTCTGTGCCGCGTCTTGCCAAATGTCCTTTAGAGTGGAAGTTCCTGGGACGTAGAAATACACCTTTCCCATCGCCAGCGGATTTCCGTCGGTGTCAAAAAACTGCTGCACACCTTGAATCAACAGCGTAGCGGTCATTTGTTTCCTCCTACCACAGCTTCGACAGCGCCGCCGGCAAATTTAGGAACTGCCTCCAACAGTCCTCTGGAGAATTTCGCAATCCTATCCGCATCAGACTCATCCCGTATATACGTCCCAGGGTACACCAACGAGAATGGATTTACCGTTGCCCGAGGACCAAGCTCGGTGTTGCTGATGACTCGCGCCAAGTAACTCGGCGATGCCATCTTAGCGCCCATATATTTCGCCAGTCCATGCAGGCCCCCAGCCGTGGCAAGTCCCGCTGCGATGTATTCTGGATGTCCAAGACCAAACCCCATAGCTCCAAGCGAAGCCAGACTTCCGCCACCAATCGGAGCGCCGTAATGCAACGCGAGCCTCTCCAGCACCCCGCTGATCTCATCCTCTGCGGTTCCTCGTGCAGTCGGACTCGGCATCAATCTCCCGCCCATGGCGAGAACTCCAAGATTCGGGTCATCGCCAGGAATTAGATTGGCAATCTGGTGCGGATTAATAATGCCTGCTGCCCCAGCATCTATCGCCGGGCGTTCGAGCTTGGTGCTAAGCATGTACTTGGTCCGGGCATCTCGAAAGGCTTGAGTCTGCTGCGGACCAAAACGCTCTGCTGCGTCCCAGAGGGCACTCTTGATTTTGCCGACGAGTCGCCCACCGATCTCGAAGTCCTTATTCCGCCCGAGTTCCGACAACGGAGAATGATATCGGAACAATTTTGCCAGCTCGGTTCCGAGAATACCTCCGGTGGAAAGCTGCTGCCGCACATTGTTGATCTGCTGGATGATACCTGCGGCGAGCTTCGGGTCAATCGCCCCCGGCACCTGCAAGTATGGCGCAAGCTCGGCCTCGATATTGGTGAGGTCTCTGACTAGATCTGGATCGTTCCCGCGGACTCCGACGAATTTTGCCGTCTGGTCGATCTCGTCTGCGATCTGATCCTGGACGGATTTGATATCACTTGCAGTTAGTTTCTTCTGGTTAAGTCCGAGCTTCCGGGCGAGCGCTCCAGTGTAATCATGAAGCTGCTGGGTCTGGGCATGAGGCGTCAGGGCGGAGCCAAATCTGTGAACTCCACCCTCACTGGCGATCTGCCAGCCAAACAACGGCACCCCTTCCTGTCGCATCGCCTCGGAAAGTTTCACCAACTCGTCTGTCGATACAGCACGGCTAGCCGGCAAGACTGCACGAACTGCCGGAGCGATCAATGGATTGGTAACGGCCCCGACAAGACCGCCAGCTTCCATTTGCTCCGCAATCGGCAGGTCAGATCGCCCGAGGCCGCTTTGGAGTCCTGTCGCCAGGGCACCTTGGATGCCGCCCTGAACAACATCGCTGGCGCCCCGCAAGGCTGTCCCTGTAAGTCCTGGCAGCCCTTCGCCCGCCGTACCGGCGACAAACCGCCCCGTACCGCGCACAACGTCACCAAGGACCGGACTAACTGCCGTCGCGCCCCGCACAACCGGCGCAAATGCCGCCCGCGACATGGCACCAATGCCTTTAAGCGCCCCGACCGTCGGAACCATGCTGCCGCCAATATCCGCCACGAGCGATCCAAGACCTTCTTCTTCTTGGTAGCCTTTCATGTATTTGTCGAGTTCGTTCATGCGCTTCTGGTACGCAAGCTCATGCGCGCGGGAGATTTCTTCCCTTGGCGCACCCCGGAGGTCTTCGTCCCGAGCGACTCGGCCCGCTGCCCAATACGCTGCGGAGAGTGGCTTGTATCCACCGAGCGTCAGTGAGTTGAGCCACGCCTCACGAGAGCCCCAGATCTTCGGATCGTAATCATCTCGAAACATCGGCTCATCTGCCCGAAGCGGCGCCTCGGAGGGGCCTTGTGCCAGTTCGGCGGCCATTCTTTCCATAAGGTCCGTGCGCGGAGTTTCCTTGGGTATCTGCCCTGGTGTAGTGGAGGCTTGCGCCGAGGGTTTGTACTGCGCAAGCACCAAATCAGGGTACTTGGAAGTCTGCTCTCCCCAGATCTTCCGATTTGGGCCACCGTGATACTCCATCAGAGCCAGTCTCAGGTTGCCCTGATTTCGGTCAAGAGCCTCCCGCAAAATCTGCGCCGCAGTGACTGCCGCTTGCGTCCAGTTATGAGGGTCTTCCAGTCCCATTGCCTTTGCAGTCGCAGGCATGATTTGGAATGGACCCTTTGCCCCCTTGGGGCTGACCGCACGACGATCATGGCGGCTTTCTACCCAGGAGAGCGCCCGCAACAGTTCTGGATCAATACCGTACTCCGCCCCTGCGGTCGTGAAGATTGCGGCGAGGTCTTCCTCTCGCGTCCCGCCAAGATCGCGAGAGATTTCTGCCATAATGTCTTGCCGCTTCCCATTCTGTGCCATGGGTTAGTTCCTCGTGATGGCGTAGCCAGCTTTCCGTCCATTCTCCAGATACTTGCTCTTGATAAGTTCCTGGGTCCAGATGGATGGCCATTCCAGCGGGCTACGCCCTTCCCTGATCCACGCAGACATGTATTTTTGCTCTTTCAGAATCAATTCTCCACCAAACTCAGCGAGCCTCAGCATAGTCTCGACCGCTCTGGGATCAGTGCCGAGATGGGGGTTGTTTTCGAGGAAGTTCTGGAACTCCAGATTGGTGTACCGTTGCGATCCGAGCAGTGTCCGCATGGTCGTGAGGGCGAATTGCTGGAGCAGCTTGGCGATGACCTGAGATGCGGCAAGACTTTTGTTGCCGATCTTATCAACTGTCTCCTTGTCAACTCCAAGGCCCTGCGCAAGCTCGGCAGCCTTTCTCCTAAAATCTGCCAAACCACCAGTCTCAGCAGTGCCAGCACGCTTCGCTGCATCATGTTGTTGCATGAGTTCCCGCAACAGAGAAATCTGCTTCTTCGCATCGACGAACGCATAGGCCGCATCATCCAGTCGCTGCTGGTACTCTGCTGCGTATTTGCCCCGCTCGGTGTAGTATGCCTCCATACCGGGCTTGAGTCCGACCGCAGGGAATTTGCCTTCCTCCGATGGGACAAAGCTTGCCGGCACTGCGAGTTCGTCCGACAGTGTGCCCTTGAGACTCTGCACAAACACGGATGGTTCTGCTACGTTGAGTTCTTTCCGTGCCACAGTGATATTCTTGGCCTCAGCCTTGTCCTCTGGCGAGCCCTCCCATTCTGGATGGCGATACCGTGCAGCCTCGCCTTCCAGATAACGCTGAGCAGACGCCTCCGACTCAAGCATCTCCTTTTGCCCATATCCGGGCTCTATCGGCAGACCAGCAGGCTGGAGCGGTACCGTCGGCGGCTGGAGTGGTACCGTCGGCGGAGCCGCTGCTGGTGCCGTCGGCGGCGGGGGAGGTGGCGCTGAGGGTTCGGACGACTGTACCGGCAGCGCAGGCGCCCCAGCGCCCCCAAACTGTGGAAACAGTATATTCGGAGCACCGCCTGGATACGTGACAATCGGCGGAACTTGCCCACCCAGCATTGGGGCATTCGGCACCAAGGCACGAGGCTTAATGGTTGGTTCTTTGGATCCTGGCTCCAGTGTCGTTACCATCTGGTTCATCTCGGCTGGTGTCGGAGTCGTCGGCACTGTGAAAGACGGCGACACATTCCCGAAAGCATCTGGGCGAACGCCAATAATAGCTCCGCCAGCAGCGACCTGCTGTGTCTGCCCCCGGAGGGCCATGACATTTTCTGCCCCAGTCTTGGTCTGCGTAGCAATTCGTTGGAGATACTGATACAGCCCATCAGGGTCCTTCGCGTATCGCTGGTTGGCCTCCATTAAAAATCCGAGCGCAGCCTTGCGATCTGGCAGCACTCCCGCAGCCATGAGTTCATGTACAGTAGTGGTCAGGTCTCCGATACTGACGTTTTTACCCTGCTGTGTGACAAGTGCACCAGCAGCTTCGCTGATCGAGTTAAGCTGCTTGCCTGCCGCGTCGAGTTTTTGGTTCATGATCTCGACGGAGGTCTTTTGCCGCAGGAGCGCCTGATTGGCAAGCTCCGGAGCCATCCAGGCAACATCAGGGTTCTGTGCCGCAAGCACCAGAACCTTGTTCCAGTCCGTCTCGCCAGTTTCTGGATCAATCGACTCCTGCAAGATCGGCCCGATGGCAGCCTTCGCCCGCTGCTGCATCACCATGGACTGGTTCTGCAACATGAGATGCTGGAGCGCTCCGATACCCTGCACCAGGGCCAGTGGGTTCTGCGCCTGGTTTTGCTGCCCACCGTACATGTACGTGAAGTTGTCAGCCATGATTTAAAACCCCATCTGCGGATTTTGCATGAAAAGCTGCAACAACAACTCGGGCGGAAGATCAGCGAGGGGGGACTGTCCGATGGGGCGATTGTATACATTGGCAGTGGAGGTCGGCCGTTCACCCTGTTTCTCCGCCGCAGCCAGAAAACGTGGCGTGATGAGTGCGCTTGGAATTGCCGCACCGACAGTCCCGAGCGCATTGGCGATTGCCATGTTGGCTGCAGCGGTGGCATTGCCCGCATTCACAATGTTGTTGCCTCCCGCAATGCCTGCCTGCACCCCAGCCGTTCCGAGACCGGCGGCTGCGTTCTGTCCGAGCGTCGTTGCTTGGAGCAGTCGGTTGACTTGATCTCCGTATGTCGTATTGGCGAGCCCAGTGGTGTACCGAGCAATTTCTCGCATCACCGCGCCGCTGTCCGTCAGCCCTCTCGCGGCGTTCGCCTGCGTCACTCCACGGATGCCTTGCTCTCGGGTGAACTGATACCCAGGAATAGACTCCAGTGCTGCCTGCACGTCCGGGCTCGGCGCAGTTCCCAAAAGCTCCCGGTACTTGCCCATCGCCGCAGTACCACCTTCCAGATACGGCCCAAGCAGATTGCGGTACTGCGAGAGCTGCTGGAAGAGCATGTTATTAGCTTGATCTCGCGCTTCTCGCTGCTTACTGGCGCCGCTCAGCGCACCAATGACCTGGGCTCCGGCTCCCAGCGCCGCCCCACCGAGGATCGCCCCTGAAATTGAGTCAGTCATTGGAGTACTCCTTCGCGTACATTATATCGGCCGGAGTGTATTTGAACGCCGCGAATAATCTCGCCACTTCGGGCGTCGCAGCACGATGACCAGCAACGCTCCTATCCACCCCAAGTCTCCGATATTCACGATCCACCCCTCGGAACAGTATCAGTGGCGCCGCACCGCTCTCGTACCCATCGCATAAATTCCAGCTATCACACATCGCCACTACTTTGCTGGCATTGTGGTGTCCTGGGGAAAGAAAGGCGATCCAGTATCCAGCGAGTTTTCTGTTGTCTCGAAGGGTAAGATAGAACAACCGCCCTTGCAACTCTTTCTCGAAATATAGATGATATTGTGGGAGCAGTTTTTCTGTGTGGAGCGTTTTCTTCCAATGAGCCTCAAATAATGGTGAAACCTCGGCGAAGCACTGAATGAAGGACTCAAGCTGAACTGTAAGGCTCATGTCTTAATAAACCACTTTACCTTTCCGTCAAACTCATCCCCAGTCAAATCTGGCAGATTGAAGGTGATGCTTCCGTCTCCTGGTCCCCAACTGGTTCCGATGGCATTATACAATCCAGCGTAGCGTGTACGACTCACTGCCAGACCATCACAATAAAGCCAGCAGGCCGGGCACAGCACACCCGCTCCAGCGAAGCCAAGTACCATGCCTGCTTGCAGCGGATGCGTTCCATGTGCTTGACCAGTTCGGTTCCACAGAGCCTGAAACAACCGCTGCCATGGCGCAGTGATATTTCCATTCTTGTCCACCAGCGGAACTGCGGTATTGACAAACACCTGTTCAAGAGCTTGAGAGTGTGCCATGAATTTACCTCAGAGTGGAACATGAATTTATCTCAAGCGAGTGCGTTGTAGATTTACCTCACGCCAACGCCGGCTCAGCGTCGATAAATACACTCGCCAGTGCGGTTTTCACTGGCGCTGACCAAGACAGCTCAAACACACGATCTCTGGCAAGGCCCAATCGGTTCCAGGTGGGGACGATGTTGTAGTCTCCGCGAAGGCCAAGACTTTTCGTCATGTATGGCCCCCAGGTTTTTCCTTTGTCGTTACTCCACCGAAGATTAATTGGCGCAGTGATTGCGAGTGGAGCTGTGCCGACTTCGATGTTGGCCATTAGAAGATTATAGGTCACTCGCTTACCTGCGGCCAATAGATGCGGCAGAGACCTAATCCGCAGGATTGGAGCCCCATCGTCGGTATAGGTAGCCAGATCAAAATGGTAGAGCTTGCCGTTGGAGTGGTCTCCGACGATGATTTTTCCGTAGCCAAAAGTCATGCAATTGGCCCGATGGCGATGCTCCACTCCGTTGCTGTCCAACCACATCCGCTCATGCCAAGTCTGAGTGCTCAAATCATATACCCAAGTCTTATCAGCCGACGGCAAGGCTAAAACATAGAAAATGTGGCCCTCCTGCGAATAAGTCATCCCCACAGCATCAGAGATGTCACTATAGCTCGCAAGAGCAACCTCTAGCGCATGAGTGCTGATTCGAGTCGTCCGGTAGTTTGCTCCAGCAAGGATCATAGGTTGGCCAGTGGCGTCCTTGGAAAGCCAAAAGAGTGACAGTCCTGCACGAGCGATAGAGTGTGTTGCGAGGCAGCCTTCCTCGATATAGACTCCCTGAGTTATTTGGAACGGAAAGTCAGCTCCGCCTGCATTATACCAAACCTCCGACTTGATGCTGCCAAGCAGCCAAATATCTCTGTGCATAACACCAAGCGAAACAAGTGGGTCTGGATATGCAGTCTTTGATGCGATGTCTGTTCCTTCAAAGGTAAGAGTGTTTGGGCGAGAGATATAAAACTGTTTAGTCCCTGGGCGGTTAAGTATGAAATACTGATCCACAACCTCAACAATATCTCCACCGTAAAATCCGCCGCTGACGATCGGAGCCAGCACCTTACTGACCAGATCGAAACTCCATCCTTGGGAGCTTCCATCTACAAGTACCATCTCGGTACCATTGTCTCGCATGGAGACCGGAGTAGTCCGATACGGAATGGTGCCAATGGAGGTAAGGCTCCAGTCTTCCCCGACGAAATACACTCCAGAGCCGATGACTGCATAGACCTCCCCATTCGACGCAGCCCACACTCCCCGCACCGGGGCTACAGGACCCTGGGCCAACTCCACCAGCCCCGGCGTCGGATAATGCGTCGTCGGCGCTGGAGAATCCTTTGGATTTATCTCCGGGAACAAATTTACACAGCGCTGAGCATTGGCTATCAGGCTCCTTGCCATGTACGCTCCGCCAAGAAGCGGAATTGGTTCTCTGGGCATTAATCTGGTTCCCTGGGCATCAGTACGCCTGATCGGAGTATGGGTTGTAAATCCGAGCCCGGACAAGAGCAGACGGTATCCGCAGCGCGGCGATTTGGGCATTCGCAATCTTGATGGCTTGGTTTCCAGCCACAGCCAGACGCTTTACATCCTCCGGCACAGCGCGGTTGGCGTTAATACACAGTCGCTCTGCGAGGTTATACAAAATCCCTTCCTCGTACTCCGGCGGGAACTCCAGATCCTCCGAGAGATTATCCAGTTGCTGCAGCACCTGCGGAACGACAATGTGGATTTCGTAATTCGACGCCTGCGGCACCGGCCAGACATAGAGCTTGGCTGTCGGCCAGTCCGAGTCATAGAACACAAACGACGGGAACGAACCAAGCTGTTTCAGCGCAATCTGGGAGTAGTCTTCCCGAGAAAATAGCAGCGTTAACGGGTAATCGACCTGATTTGGGGAAGTTGTCGAAAGCAGCCGAGCGTATGCAGCGGAGAGTTTCGCCGGGCGAGGCGAAGTATTGAAATTGCCCGCTGGGCCGACGGTGTAGTACTGCGCGCCATTACTCACAAATGCCAAATCAACGAGATGATACACCAGCCATCTACGACGCTGCCAAGATGCCAGCATCCGTTTCAGTGCAGTAAGTCCATCATTGATTTCTTCACTGGACGGCGTAATGCCACTGCCAGTAATCGTCGAGACTACCAGTGCATCAGTGATTATCTGGCGCGCAGTGGGCATGAGCAGGACCCCAAGAGCTAATGGGTTAACCGGGACCTATGGCTTGAGCTTCACCGGAGGCGACTTCGCTGCCAACTTGGCCTGGAGGTCATTTCGCTCAGACTCCAGCTTTGCAATGTCAGCTGGCGTCGGAGGAACTTCCGCTGCCGCAGACGGTTTCGTCGCCTCGGCTTCCTCAGCCGCATTGTTCACAGTCACCCGACGACCATCTATCGAAGTGACACGTTTCGGGTACTGCTTGAATGTGTAGTCTGCGAACTTGAGTCGATCAAATCTTGTTGGAGATGCCATAAGAAAAACTCCTGTTAATAAACTGGTGGAGGGATTTTGTCCCTCCACCAGTTTTGTTGCCTAGATCGCGTCGGCTACCACGCAAGCCCATTCCGGCCGGACCCAGAGATACCCATACAGAAGGTCCAGGCGAGTGATGAACTGGTCGGTGGAGACGTTGTACGCAGTGACCATGCGCATCGACACTCCATCGTAGCTTTCCCTCGCCGCCTCATGCACCCCCTTCGGGATCTCCAGGTCTGCCGTGACCATGGTGATGGCCTCCGGGCAGTACGCGAAGTTACGCCGGTACGCCTCGCCGGTCTTCGCTGAGACCGTGACGCTGGCACCATTCGCCGGAGACGCATCGACGGTCTGGTACTGCACCGCAACTCCCGCCACTGCCGGCACGATTGCCGGGTAGATCGAGAGCGAAGTCGCGCCCGCCGCTGCATTCGCCGTGAGGACGAACTGTCGCAGCTGCCCAGTGGACTGCTTCGTGATGCGGTTGACCTGATAGACAGCTTCCAGCGTGATGATGTCGCCGGCCTTAAGCGGCCCAGCGAGCGCGCTCACCACAAGCGTCGTTCCAGTCTGGTCCGCACCACTGACGGTCGGTGCAGTGACGTAGGCCCCAGTGGTATGTCCGATGACGGTCTGATCCATCATCCAGTCAAACCCGAGTGCCTCCTGCATCGCGCCGGTGGTGTACTGGTTGCTGATCTTGTTTGTCGGATTGAAGAGCCCCTTCAGTGAGTCAACCGTCCGGGCCTGCGTAAGCGGGTCCATGACGATCTTGCGGTTGCCCTTCGGAGCCGAGTTGATGTCGAGCTGCGCACCGGCCGAGAGCCAGGTCGCCGCCGTCGGAGTGGTAATGTTGCTGGAGCCGTCGAGTGCAGCGACATAGTTACTGATGCCAGACAGCGATCCAGTCATGATGTCATACGCAACATCACCAGCGATGTTGTTGATCGCCGGTGCCAGCACGCGCTTCGAGTAGTCATCCAAGCTGAGCGTCCGCTCTTGCGAGCTGAAGCTCACATCGACGCCCTTCTGCGTGGCGAGCGTCAGGGTAGTGGACTGTTCCTGCGTGTCTTGAACCTGCGCAACCGGACCAGTACGAACGGTGTAATCGTTCGGCAGCCGGATGCGGAGGGTATCGCCAATCTTTGCGCCAGACTGCGCAAACTGGTCGTCATACTGCGTGTCAATGTTTTGAAGAAATGCGTTCGTGTTTTTCCACAAACGCACCGCCTCGCGAGTAATCATGTTGATAGTCAGAAGACTGTTCGACATGGCCTAAGCCCTTTCCATTTGTGTGAGATCCCACTTCACCTTGCTCGGCCAAAGAGCTTTAACAGTGGCCTTGCCGAGAACCGAATAGCCACCATGGCTATTCAACTCCCTGTCGCCCCCGCAGCGACGAATACGGGAAACATGGAGAACAGATGAAGTGACTGCGGGCTAGACCCCACTGGCCCCACCTGTGCCTGCTCCAAGTCAGGAGTTTGCTTCACGACTGCCGGACCCTATCTCTGACCTGCCACTTGAGCATTCCGGAGTCTGATCCAGTCCTCAGTCGATAAATCATCATCATACACTGTCCTGTCCCGTTGTGCCCCAGCTCCAACCGAGGTTGGAAGCGGCGCTGGAGCCTGGGAAACAGCCTGGCCTCTCAGTGACGAAGCAAACGCAGCAACTTGCGCTGCCTGACGAACTGGCGGCAAGCGGACCAACTGGAGCGCCTTGTCCATGTTGCGACCGAGTTCGTAAATGACCTCGTGGGCCTTGCCAGTTTCGAGCGCAGCCTCCACCAGAGTCGCTGGAAGACCTCCGAGCGTGACCCAGTTCGCCAGTACCGCATCAAAGTCCTTGAACGCTGCTCGGCCCTGTTCGGCGACTTTGTTGCACTCAGAATTGAACCTCTCTGCAGCAGCAATTCTGGCCGCCTCAGTACGAATAGCGTCAACATTCGGAGCACCAGCCGGAGCAGGCTGTGGAGCTGCCGGCGGGGCTGTGCCAGAGAGCTTCGCCCGCAGTTCAGTCAGTTCCGCTTCGAGCCGATGCTTCTGCCCGGTGAGATCGTCAATCCGTCCGAGATACCAGGGCTTCGGCTGAGGCTCCGCCGGGGCGGGAGCGGGAGTGGGAGCGGGAGCTTGATCTGGGACTTGCTCCGTAGCTTGCGCTGGGGTCTGATCCGGGGCTGGTGCCGGAGCGGGGGCTGCATCTGCGGGGGCTGCGCCGGGGCTTCCGCCATCATCAGGGCTGAAGAATTTCGTAGTCTTTAACATGCAGTCAGTCTCCTCTGTTGGGCTAATCTAACACCTAACGACCGCGCTGTAAAGTGTTGTCGAGGACAAGGGCATCTAAAATTTGCTCCTTTTGCACGGGCGGTAAAGACGTGGATGTTAGCATTTGGGCAAGGGTGGCCCGAGCCTGCGGGAGAAGCTTCGGCGCCGCAAATTTAATAAACGCTTTCCGGTTTGGTGCTGCTTTGTGAAACATAGGATCGCGAAGCATGTCCTCATACATGCTTTTTGCCATACCGACTGCCACCGACATGACGAGCTTGTGAGCGTGGGGGGATTGCTCTGGAGAGACGATCTTGCTCATTACCAATCTCCCGGCCCGAAATCGCCACTGCCGCCATAGTCGGTCCCCGCGTCGAGGCCGCCTCCGTAACCGTAACTGTCGCCGTAGTCCGGCCCGCCAAGAGAGCCGAAATCTCCACCATAGCCGGTGCCAAAGGCATCCTCGTAGCCGCCGGTATCAAACCCAAGCCCAGCCGCATCGGTGAAGCCTGGATCCATGCTTGCTTGCGCAGCGTTGAGTCCAAGTCCGCCCCCAAAAATCGAGTCCATGAAGGAGTCGAAAGACGGGGCAAGAAGGCCGGAGAGAGTAATGTCTGTCGGATTACTCCCCATAGCCATATTGGCACCAAGCCCTAGCGCCAGTCCCATTGGATTAGCCGCGAATGATACTGCGTTGCCGAGTGCGCTTGCAAATTGTCCAAAGTTCGCCGCAGTTCCGGCATCTGGAGTGAGATCCCCAAAATCATGCCCTGGCCCTGACGACAACGCCAACGGCAGCCCTCGGGCCTGCCCAGTAATCGGCAGTGCGTTTGCGGCAGCCTCGCCGCCATCCCAGCCCCAAAACATTCCACTCATGATACGGTGCTCCGGCTAGGGTTGCACTGCAAATGGATCGTGAGCGACTGGGACATAAGTAGGTCTCGGTGCGCCAACGGGCCAAGTTCCCAAATGCTGTGTCTGCTCTATAGGGAAAAACATCGGGAAACGATCTTTTTCAAGGGTGCTAATTTTATTTTTGGCAAGAGCCTCAAGGTGCCGCTGTGGACTCAACTCGCGCAGGTACGGCGTAGTCATTCTCCCTCGCTGCGCAACCAAGTTAGCCTCAGTCTCTCCCGCCACACTACGATAACTGCGCATTATATCATCTTCCATATCTCGATACTGCTGTCGTTTTACAGCCACATGAAGGAATTTTTCATAGTCAGGGTTGCGCAAGAGCAATTTTTGTGTTAATTCCGCCAGCTGCATCGGAGTAAGCTCAGTTTCAATCACGGCTTTTCGAACTAAGGGCGCAGCCGGATCAAAATTATAATGCAAAGCAGCGGGCAGCAGTTGTGTTAACAGCGCATCTGTCAATCCTTGTGGTTTGCCGCCAAGTTCAGCATAGGTTAACTTGAATAGTTGGGCCGAGTCTGGATTGTTGGATACAACAGCCCCAGCTTGGACCAGCTGCCGCATATTGTCCTTGACATCCTCCATAAGTCTCGGTGGCATAAACCGATTTGGGGAGCTGCCCATCGAAAGTCCCTCTCTGGCTTGGAGTGCATGTTGCCCCTCATGCAAAAGAGTTCCTCGTAAAAACGACGGAGATGCCTTTCCAGGAAAAGCTTGATGTAACCGTATGGTGTCAGTAGATGGGGAATACCCTGCAGATCTTGGATCACCGGAAAGCGAAAATTCTACTTGTATATCTCGCATCGACGGATGCGCTTTATACAAATCCGGTGCCTGCCAAATATCACCTAACCGACCAGTATCCCTCGACGGCAACCTCGGGACAACTCGCGCCGAGGCATCGCTAATCTCTCGCCGCCATATTTCATCAGCGAAGTCTTTGGACCAGCCAGAATGCTTCCAAATCAGATCATTTGTCTCCCCCGCGTCCCTGGCGCGCATAGCACGCTCAAGGTCTTTGGCGTACTCTGGATGGTCTACAGCCCAATGACTGACGAAGCTGCCGAGCGCCCCGCGCGGGGCAGAACCCACAGCGGAGGAACTGCCAGCAAGTGCGAGCAGTTCATTGGCCGGGATATTGTCTCCAGGCTCCAAGACTTCGCCGCTTACCGGCAGTCCCAATGCCCCTCGCACTGCATTCCCACCACGCTCGGCGAGTGCCAGCAGGGCATTGATATCATCCCGAGCGAAGCCCGGAACCGCCCATTCGAGTTCCTGCCGCTGGGTATCTGGGTTCTGGCGATGCCGTAATGGCAAAATCTCGCCGTACTGCCACCCCGGCTCCGGTGGAGCAAGTCGGCCGAGGGCAGTGGTTTTGGACTGACTCTTACTGTCCCTATTGACCATTCTGCACCATCAGATACTTTCCGGGCCGCTGTGGATCAGGGACGTACCAGTTGCCATCAGGAGCCTGTCGCGGCTGTTGCTGGGGCCGCGAGTCAGCTCCGAGCGGCAATTCCATCTGCTCTCCGAGTCCGGCCTTGGTGCGGAGCCCCTCCACCGAAGCGGCCTCAAGCTCATCCATGTTGTTGCTCGCAGCATCGGCCTGCGCCTGCGTCATTAGCTGCTGGGCGTCTTGGACGAATTGCCCCTGATCGTGAAGGATTTTGCCTGCGGCTGCGAGTCGTCGAGTCTCCGCGTCGTATGCCTGGACGGACGACTTGGCGTCTCGACTCAGCCCGCGGATTTTGCTTTCGGTCAACTCATCGCTCAGCACCTTCACCAGCCCAGTGAGGGACTCAACCTGCACCGCGAGTTCCTGCTCTTTCTGAGACGGGCCTTCGCCGAGGGCCTCCTTTGGAACCATCCGCTTCATCCGGGCGGCAGCCTCGTCAGCAAGCGGGAAGTCACCCGCAGTCAACACCAGATCGCCTATGAGTTGCGTAAGCATCGGAGCCTGGGTGATGATTTGAGTAAACGCATTAAACGCCTCCTGGCGCCGGGTGGCGTAGCCTGGGCCGGAGTCGGCCAGAACCTCATACTTTCCAACATTCGGATTGAAGATTTTCTCCACTTGCTGCATCTGGCCCATTTTGCGGGTCACGAATGCCTCTCGCTGAGCCGGGTCGATTGTGACCTGCTGGCTGGTTCCGTCCTCTGCCAGGATTAAAACAATTCTCCGCGTATCGTAGATCTTGGGGATCAAGTCGAGCAAAATTCTGCCGAGGTGTCGCACCGCAACTGTGAGATTGTCGATGAAATGAAAGGTGGCGAGGTCGCCTTTGCGCTGCCGCTGCGAAATCGCCGCCCCAGTGCGTTCATTTCCAGGCTGGCCGAACTGTTGCTCATACTGCCCTGATGCAGCCATCATATCCACCTGGGACAACTGCAACCCCTGCAAGTACGCCGGGGCCATCTGGGGCGGCTCCGGGCGCTGCGGGGCCGGTATCGGCTGCCCATTCTCGTCAACATGGTTCCAGGGCAGCACTGAATGGTTCACCACGTTTGCAGTGTTCCAGTACGTCTCTACCCCCTCAATCGCAGCCACCGGCGCAACCCACGGAGTCTTCCCCTGC